TCATCGGTATCTAAGAAAACGTAGTCGCACCAGACGCTAACGGTTCCAAGCTGATGAGCAGCAGTGGAAAATGTTACGTTAAGTTTGACTTCATGGTATTGAAGAGCAATAAGAGGCAAGGCAAGGCCGGGATTTCTACAGAACCAGAATTGAAGAGGAACGTAACTGTTCTCGCCAGTTGATGTTGTGGTCTTGGCACATGAATCTAATAATGCGGTTTTGTCAGTAGGATTACTTAAGTCAGTCCATACCTGCATCCAGTGTCCGTATTGTTTGTCAATGACTTGGCCCCCGATTTCGACTTCTACATTGTCTATTTGTCCAAATGCCCGTTCCGATGTCATAACTCCGCCTTTGGATCCATTGTTCACGAGCCATACTTGTGAAAGTAAATCACCATTTCTAGATACGGTGACAGAAATTTTAGAACCGGCGGCGGCCGATCCATTGAAGGTCTGTTCAATTGATTCAACAGCGAAGTTAGTGTGTCTACGGTAGACTACCTTGAAGAAGGTAATCTGAGGGTTACCGCTTAAATATATGTCTTGTGCGCCATAGGCTACGAGTTGCATTAATCCACCTCCCATTTATTATATTATTATATATAAATATAATAATATAGAAAAATATGTTTTTAATAAATTTTATTAAAAATAAATAGTAAATTATTTAATTGGAATACGCGAGACCACCCATACCACTCATGATACGGAGGACGTTGTAGTTCACGGCGTAGACTTTGAGGGTATCCGTGCCGCCGGGGTAGGTGAGGTTCAGAACAGCGTTATCGATTCTGGAGAAGTTACAAGTGCCACTGGGTTGGTGCTCTTCGGGTTTGAGAGCAAATGAATATACGTGAGGCGTGGCTGAACCATCCCCTGAACCAGCGTGATGTTGATATCTTTGAACAGTAGTAAAGTATTTACCGTCTCTGCGTTTGAAACGGTCATGACCATTGAGTTGAAGAAGTGCCGTATCGCAGTCCATTTTGGCGCCACCATCGTCTACTGTCCATACGAGTTCTTTTACCGGGTGATTGAATCTGAGCTCGTGTTGGCCTTGAGTGCCATCAAGAGTAAGTTTATTAGAATATTGAACTTGTTCAATGAGGTATTCGTGTGAGACTTGGGCGAAACGGCGGCGCTCGTCAGTGTCAAGGAAAACATAGTCACACCAAACAGAAACAGTGCCGAGACGTGCGGAGGAGCCTGTTGTGACGGCTGTTGCGGAAAATGTGATGTTAAGTTTGACTTCATGGTATTGAAGAGCAATAAGAGGCAAGGCAAGCCCGGGGTTTCTACAGAACCAGAATTGAAGAGGAAGATAACTTGTGTTCTTCTTGTTCGCGACCGTCTTAAGAGAATTATCTAATAAGGTGGATTTATCCGAGGGATGGGTTAAATCGGTCCAGATTTGCATCCAAGTACCATACTGTTTGTCAATGACTTGGCCACCGATTTCGACTTCTACATTATCTATATTCGCCCAAGCATCCGTTGCCCCAAGGGCGGCGGTCACCGAATCGGGGAGGGTGTTAGCGATCCATACACCGCTGAGTAAATCACCATTTCTAGATACGGTGACAGATATTTTGGAACTGGCGGCGGCCGATCCATTGTATGTCTGTTCAATTGATTCGACAGCGAAGTTAGTGTGTCTGCGGTAGACTACCTTAAAGAAGGTAATCTGAGGGTTACCGCTTAAATATATGTCTTGTGCGCCATAGGCTACGAGTTGCATTAATCCACCTCCCATTTATTATATAATATATGTAAATATAATAATCTGGATAATATGTTTTTAATAAATTTTTATTAAAAATAAATAGTAATTTAATTAATTGGAATACGCGAGACCACCCATACCACTCATGATACGGAGGACGTTGTAGTTAACAGCGTATACTTTGAGTGTAGCTGGTGCCGTGACAGTGGCGTGCTCCATGTTAAGAACCGCGTTATCGATTCTGGAGAAGTTACAGGTACCACTAGGTTGGTGCTCTTCGGGTTTGAGAGCGAAAGAGTAGACATGTGGGATACTAGCGTCTGCTGTAACTGCTACTGGTGTGGCAATAATTCCATTCGCGGTAATGACATTCCCTGCGGTCTTGGGAGTGATTGTGAGTCCGGCGGGGGCGTGGGTCGTGGTGCCCTCCTCCACCGCCCCCACATTGTACAATGCATAGGTTGTTGCTGATTTCCGGAGAGCAATAAAATGTGTGCCGTGCACCGCTGTTCCTCCAGTAGCAGTAGTGTGCACATCAATCCTTTTTACATTGTTCGCTCCATCACCAGAACCCGCTGCCAGAGTGATCGTAACAAGAGTAGCTTCTGTGAACTGCACCGGGTCTGCCCCGACCGTCACTACCGCATAGGTGGAGGCGGGGGAGGAGGGCATATCGCTCGTCACCGCCGCCGCGGCCGTTACCTTCTCCCGGTGTTCGGCATTTGAAGAACCAGAGTGATGTTGGTATCTTTGAACAGTGGTAAAGTATTTACCCTCTCTGCGTTTAAAGCGGTCATGTCCGTTAAGTTGTAGAAGCGCAGTTTCGACTTCAATATCTGTTGTTTCGACTCCACGACCAGCTGACGTAGCCACCGCTTGGCCATGGTGAAGAGTCCATACAAGTTCTTTTACAGGATGGTTGAAACGGAGTTCTTTTTGGGTGTTGGTTCCTTTAACAGAAAGGGCATTAGAGTATTGAACTTGTTCGATAAGGTATTCGTGTGAGACTTGGGCGAAACGGCGGCGCTCGTCCGTGTCAAGGAAAACGTAGTCGCACCAGACGCTAACGGTTCCGATGTTGGTGATGGAACTGGCGAATGTTATGTTAAGTTTGACCTCATGGTATTGAAGAGCAATTAGAGGCAAGGCAAGGCCGGGATTTCTACAGAACCAGAATTGAAGAGGAACGTAACTGTTCTCACCGTTAGCTGCGCCAGCACATGAATCTAATAATGCCGACTTGTCAGATGGATTGGTTAGATCGGTCCAGACTTGCATCCAATGACCATACTGCTTGTCAATGATTTGTCCCCCGATTTCGACTTCTACATTATCTATTTGTTTAAATGCCTGTTCTGGTGTTACAGCAGCGCCAGTTTTATTCACAAGCCATACTTGTGAAAGTAAATCACCATTTCTAGATACAGTTACTGAAATTTTAGAACCGGCGACGGCCGTTCCACTGTGAGTCTGTTCAATTGATTCAACAGCGAAGTTAGTGTGTCTACGGTAGACTACCTTGAAGAAGGTAATCTGAGGGTTACCGCTTAAATATATGTCTTGTGCACCATAGGCTACGAGTTGCATTAATCCACCTCCCATTTATTATATAATATATGCTAATATAATAATTTAGAAAAATATGTTTTTAATAAATTTTATTAAAAATAAATTGTAATTTAATTAATTGGAATACGCGAGACCACCCATACCACTCATGATACGGAGGACGTTGTAGTTCACGGCGTAGACTTTAAGGGTCTTCGCGGCGGTGCATTTGAGATTAAGAACTGCGTTATCGATTCTAGAGAAGTTACAGGTGCCACTAGGTTGATGTTCTTCGGGTTTGAGGGCGAAAGAGTAAACATGTGGAATGCTCTTCTTGCCGGCGGCGCCGTTGGGGGTATCGGTGCTACCAGAATGATGTTGGTATCGTTGAACTGTGGTAAAGTATTTACCATCTCTTTCTTTGAAACGGTCGTGTCCGTTAAGTTGAAGAAGAGCGGTATTCACTTGCTCGTCCAAGTCGGCGGTGGTGGTCTCCACAGTCCATACCAGTTCTTTTACCGGGTGGTTAAATCTAAGTTCATGTTGTCCACCAGTGTCTGCAAGAGTAAGAGAGTTGGAGTATTGAACTTGTTCAATGAGGTATTCATGAGAGACTTGGGCGAAACGGCGGCGCTCGTCCGTGTCAAGGAAAACGTAATCGCACCAGACACTAACGGCACCGAGATTTGATATTGACGACGCGAATGTTATGTTAAGTTTGACTTCATGGTATTGAAGAGCAATAAGAGGCAAGGCAAGTCCAGGGTTTCTACAGAACCAGAATTGAAGAGGCATGAAACTTTCCTCGCCGTTGCCCGCGTCGGC